GGATAGCCGTGTTAAACGGACCCTGATAGGACGGAACAACGAGCGGACGACCCGCAGTATCAAACTGCGAAGCCACAAACTCCCAATACGTTGGGGTCATGAAGCAGTGGGTGGCCGAAAGGAACAACGTATTGTAGATGTCCGCTTTAGCCTGACCAAGCTGCCCATACAAACCCTTGATAGTAGGAGTGACCGTAGTCCACGTTACAGTCTGTACGCCAGTGGTGTTCAGAATACCAACAACGTCGGCAGAACCAGAACCGATTTGCTCGAACTGGTTAGTACCGTTACCATTAGCAACAGCAACATCGACCGCCTGCGCATATGCCTTGCCCAGATCCTTAAAGGCCATCTGGTCGAAAGCGATAGGTGAACGCTCTAGAAGCTGCAAGGAGATAAGTTGCCCACCGGCCTTAAGCACGACAGGCAGAGACACATAAGCGGTCTGCAAGTTCTGCATAAGAACTGGGGTATTCTCTCCACCCGACTGAGGACCGACAGCAGTACCACCGACCACCTTCGGGATGTTAATGTTCATGGTGCCGTCCGGTAGAGCCTGCTTATTCTGGCAGTCTGCCAGAGGACGACCGGCTCGCATAAACTCAATCCATTCCAACGTCTGGAACAACGGAGGCACAAACTCTCCACCAGCGCCCTGAGAAATGCTCAGCGCACGCTCCTGAACCGAGCCAACAAAGTCACGGTAAGAGTAGACGTGCCCACGGTTGTCCTCACGAGGGTTCTTAGCCTCAATCATCTGGTCGAGGAAATACTGCTCGGCAGCATCACGAGTGACCTTAGCGTCGATCTCGGTAGCCACAATGTGGTTCTCCTGGCCGTGCTGCTGAAGGCGCTCAACAGCGCTGAAATAACGAGCCCCAAGACCAGCGCCAAATCCGGCAATAGCAGCGTCCTGCAAGAACGAACGACCGTTACCCTTTTCGTACACACGGTGCTCAGACAGCTTCGAGATCATACCCGGAGAGTTAGTCACATAGGGCAGCCCATAGAACTGTCGAGCCTGTGCGGCTTTCGCCTCTTTGCGCTCATTCTTCTTCACCTTTTTAGCCTGCGCAATAGCGTCCTCACGACTCTGAATCAGAACCGTCAACTCACCACGCCGAACGTTTTCCTCCGGCGTAAAGTCCTTCGACTCACGGGTCTCAGCGCCCTTAACGATGCCCTCTAGCTCCGTGACAAATGCTTCCCTCTCGGAGCGAAGCGCCTTTACCGAACCGGGCTTAACTTCTTTCTTTTCCTTATCATCCATTTATAGCCCTCCAATAGGCTTGTTGGGATTTCCCGACATTTTGACATTTCTTACAAGTGTCGGGATTTTCTTACAAGTGGTTCCTATCAGTCCGGCTCTCGGGCAGAGAGTGGTGCTTCAGTTCCGGCTTGCGGTACATCCTTTTACTTCTCTTTGGTATTCCAAAGCAGAAGGCAGGCACAAAGTTTCTTTGCAGCCTTAACGTTATCGACATTGTTGTCGATTAACAGGGCAATCTTATTGTCCTTGATGGCTTGCGCCTTGTTCTTGTCATGAGGCTGGTTAATGACAATCAGCTTGTAATAGCTGCCCTTGCCAAACCCGAGCCCGGTGAGATAGGCTTCTTTATTGTCTAGATCCGACTGGGTGGGTTTCTCGTCACTCTCTATGCCAGTGATGATGAACACATGATTACCGCCCGCAGTAAGCGAGCCGCAAAGCATCAACATCACTGGCGGAAAAGCGTCCAGTACCCCATCAACGTCGAAAGCAATATTCACCCTATTTAGCCCACGTACCAGTCACCATTGATTGCCACGAAAAGAGCACTGGCAGTCGAAGGACCGGCTGGCAAAGTATAAGCACCAGTGCCACCATTCAACAGGACACCCGCAGTCTTTTCAGCCGTACTAAGCACGACGGAAACACCAGGGCAACCAGAGGCAACTACCTCCTGTGTCACCTTAACGGCAATGCCACCAACTTCAGCAGCCGTGGGGTAATAAGGAGCGCCAGTCCCACCAGCACCACTTGCCGCAATCGCAGCCTGCGAAGGCTGAACAGCCACGAGCGGGAACAAAGTGCTAATGGCCGGGAGAGTGACCGTAACAGCCCCGCTTGCACCGGTTGTAGCACCAGTAACAATCGTCCATTCGTCAACAGCAGCAGTATGCGCCACAGCACCAGTACCCGCCACAACGAATACCGCACCCTCAGTGTAGTTCGGTTCTCCAAAAATAGGCATAGTTATCTTCCTTTACTTTGATGGTTTGGATTACTTGGAGCGAAGTCTCAATAGCTTAGCTTAGCCTGTGCCTTGCTACTTTAACCGAGGGCGGGCCGCTCCGGGTCCCCGCACCATCGTTTGGAGCAATATCTCCTCTACTATCTACCCTATCATGCTCTATAGAGAATGTCAAGTAGACCTATCTTGACCTGCATAGATGTAATACAGGTTACATACTAGAGCGATGTTTTAGTAGCTCGGCCTGAGCCCTAGCCATTCGCACTCCCGCTCCATCATTGGGTAGAACTGGGTTACCATCATTCAGCTTACCAGTATCTAGACCACCATTATTGCTTGCCAATTGCTTATTAGCATCAGGCTCAGTATCTCCAAGTGTAGCTCGAATGGCTGTCTCCGCTTCAGAGATCCCAGAGCCCGCAGCCTTGACGCCATTGGCACCCTGGCCGAGAGCATCGAGAGCGTCCTTAAGCAGTTGCTCATTGGCGCTAGAGATAGTTTTACCAGCACGTAGTTGGCTAATCACATCCATAACCTTGAACGTTCTGGCACGAGAACAGTACATATACTGAGGTTGAGCACACATACGCTCATCCATATACTTGAGCGCCGAGATAGTGTCCTCGAACACAGGCTCAGCCGTTTGGTCAAGTTGGCGAGTATTCACGTAATCCGTGTACAAAAGACCAGCAGACCTAAAGAGCATGACGCCCTCACGGCCCAAGATGTCTTGCACGTCTGAACGCAAGCCAACCGTGGTCAGCTTGTTGGCCGGCGACTTCACAACCGAGCAGTCAAAGAGCTGAAGCTCTAGCACAGACCGCTTAGTGTATGTCTCATCCCAGTCTTCCTTGGTTGCCCTAAATGCGAAAGACATCTTTGAGTAGTCGCCACGTTTGACGCCAGAGTATAGATTCCGACTAGACGTATTCTCTGCGATGTCGAGGCGAGCCACACTTCGCAAACCTCGGCTGTCCTCGCCAAGGTCCATAGTCTTAGGCCACGAGGACAACACATCGCCCTTATGGTCCACAAGGTACGGAATGTAGTCCGACTCCTTAAGAGTCTTAGCAAAAGCACCTGGCATAATCGTTTCGGTGTATTCGCCCATCCAGTCCATAACGTCATAGCCATTGCCAGTGGTCGAAGGCCAGCCAACTAGCTCGGCCTCGGTAGGAGCTTCACCCTCCGCTCGAACCTGGAAGTCAGCAACAATGGGCGGCTCCATCTCCCGCAACGCCCAATACTTCTTCGGTACTGCCGGGATCGGATCCTCAACAGGCTCAGACGACTTAGTTTCAATCGGCACATACGTTGTCACAACCTTGACAGCAGTTGGCTTCTTATCTAGCTTCACGTCATTTCCGTCAATGGTGTATCCCGTCTGAAACTTCTCACCATTCTGGCAAAAGACTACATTGTCATCATCAAAATCAAAGACATATGTGTAGTCATCGTCGTCCTTGCAGAACTTGTCCGATACAGCACTCGACAGCATGTCCTGAAGATCACTGTACGACTGCCCTTCACGCCACTGCGAAGCCAAAAACTCAGCGGACTTAGCTTCGGGCTTAATGGACCCGTCTGAGTTCCAGTTCTCAGGAATCAATGTCGATTTGCCCATACCCTTTGCCCTTCCGATTATGTATTTGCGAATCTTATCGTGGTCCGCACTTCCACGTCCAACGGCCTTAATGGCCCGCTTAAGGTCTTGAAGATCATCAATGGGATAGCTATAGTGGTCCCCGTCGTCGTCCTTAAGCGCATGACCTTTTGCCCCAAGAGCATCAACCTCGGCCTGAGTGTACTTAGCCCGCACTTGGGCCTCATACTCGGCCATACGAGCCT